GACCGCCGCGCCTCACTTGCCATACCCTGACGTCCCGACGTTGCCATTCCGTCACTGCCGCGAACACCAAGCCGTGCCACGACCGCCACGGCTGACCCGACCACGGCTGACCTAGTCGCGCCTCGCGTCACCCAGCCAAGCCAACACCAGTCCTCGCCGTAGCCTCGACCGCCAAGCCACATCCGGCCAAGCGCCGCCTACGCAAACCGTGCCACACAGGACATGCCGCGCGTACCCTCGACCGCCCCGCCTCGACCGCCGCCCACACCCAACCGGCGCTGGCCCCCACTGCCGCGCGTCCCCAGCCACGACCGCCTGGCCCCGCGCCACCCAGCCAGACCCCGCCTAGCCGCACCGGGCCACGACCGCCCAACCCAGCCAGACCCCGCCCGACGACGCGACGCCGTCGCTTGCGTTCCGCGCGATGCCTCGGCCAGCTACTGCCTGGCGCGTGCGAGCCGCGTGGACAGCGACTCGATCCGCGCCACCAGCTTCGACACATCCCGCTGCAACCCAAACGCGGCGGCGTACCCGAGCGCGCGTTGCGCGGACGCCGCCGCCCGGTCGAACTCCTGCGCGAGACACTTCGCCGCGAGATCCTTCTCCGTCAGGATCCGCGTGACGCTGACGTACCCCTGTTCGCGCGGATGCTCTGGGTCGTGCGTGTAGAGGGGCACCTCGACCGTCGTGTTCTGAATCTCCACGCTGTACACCACACTGCGAATCAGCCGACGTGCCGTCTGTCGCCAGTGCTCCAACGCCGCCGCGTTCACATCCCACTCGAACTCGTCGTGCAGCGGCGACGACGGATCCTTCGCATCCCCGATCACCTCGTCGGGGGTGAGTCGGCCCTCATGCTCTAGCTGGCGCAGGCGCGCGATGACGCGACGACGACGCTCATCCCCGACACTCATGGAGCGTCCTCGTCGGCCTCATCGTCGGCCTCGACCTCGGCCTCGATCTCCTTCGGCAGTGCGCTCCCACTCACTTGGCGACGATCCAGTTCTTCCGTGTACCAGCCGAACAACTCCTCGGTCTCGTCGTCGTACGGCGTCAGCTTGGTCATGAACTCCATCTGCGCGCCGCGCCCCATTGTGGTCACGATGCGCTGGAATTCGTGGTCGGCGGGATCCACGATGCGGAAGCTCCCGTAGTCGCCCGCCCCCTTCTCACTGCGGTGATCGCCCACCCCGACGTACATTCCCGCTGCCGCCACGAGCCGCACGATGAGCGCCTCGGTCAGGATCGGACGCACATACCGCAGCGTGAGGTAGCAGGCCCACTCCGGCAGGATCGCGCGCGTGCGGATGTCCGGCGTCCGGTTCATGTCCGCACTCCGCACGCCGGTCATGTACAGATGCGGGAGTCCGTAGAGGCCGATGGTGTAGCCTACCGCATGCACGAGCCGCCCGATCTGCGCCTTCTTCGTGCCCGGCAGATCGAGCGCGGCGGTCGCGAGGGACTTCTTGAACCCGACACCGGGATGCCCGAGATACGTCGGTTCCTTCGGATCCTTCAGCACCAACGGTGAGTCGCGGAACTCCTGCGGCACGTCGTGCTTCAGTGAGCCCTGGCGGGCGGCGGCATTCTTCCGGCCCGCTGGAAGCAGAAGCTCCCGCTTCGCCTTCGCCGCCATCCGATTCGCGACGAACGGCGTCGTCCCGATGAGCGCGAGGTGTAGGCGTCCCTCGTTGACCTCGATGATCGTGGTCTCGCGTCTCTCCTTCGCCATGGGACCTTCTCCTTATGCCGCCTGAGGGGGCGGGAAGGTGTGGCTGTCGGACTCGTCCGGTTCCGGTTTCCCCCGCCCCTGCAACTGTTCCGTCAGCGCATCGAGCTTCGACTTGGGTGGGACGGTGTCCGGCACGACGGAGACGATCTCCACCGGGATGTCGTCCAGGGGCAGGCCCAGTTCTGCACGCTCATCCAGGGCTACCGCCCGCTGCAACTCGACGCTCGCGGGCAGCAGTTTGGCGAGGCGGCGCAACACGGTCTTCGCGGCCATCGCTTCGTAGTCCGTGACCCACGGGCCCGTGGTCGCGGCGCGTGACCGCTTGCGGATCGCGTCAATCTCCCGCTTCCACATCCACTCCCACTGGACGCCCCCCTCGCGGAATCGCGCAATGGCATAGACCGCGATGAGCTCCCCGGCCTCGTCGCCTTGAAACGGCTTGTGCTCCAGCACGGGCTTCATGCCGTACGCGAATTTGAAGGAGTCCTTCGCGTGAACCACGCGCACCTCGATGGACTCGATGCGCCCGCTCCGGCGCGCGAGATCGAGGAGTCCCTTGTAGCCGGGGATGAGCGTCGCCGTGCCCTTGAAGGGCACGAGGTAGGCGTACCCCAGGACGCCGTCGGGTTCCAGCCCCAGCTGCGCGGCCTGCAGGATCGCATTCGCGAGCGAGGTCTTGCTGCAGTCGAGGAGGTCCGGCGTTCGCACGCACGAGGTCAGTGCCACGCGCGTGAGCCGGTCCACGGTGAGATGTTTCGGGAGCGCGCGCGCGATCTCCTGCCGCATGTCCCCGAGCAACGCGCGCACGGTGTCCACCTTCTGCTTCAGCGGGACCATCTGCGTCTTCGATTCGGTCTGGGTCATGTGTCGCGTCCCTTCTGGCGGCGCAGCGTGCGGATGGTCGCGGCCTCGACCGTGTAGGCGCGCCGGTCGTGCGCCATCCACGAATAGACCGTGCCGTTGGGGAGGACTCCCCGTTCCGCAGTGCCCAATGCGCCACGCAACATGTTTTCGGACTGCAGTTTCTCCGCCTCCCAGTACTTGATCTGACGCAAGGCCTCCTCTCGGTTCTCATCCCACCCGATCGCCTCGCCGGGCAGCGGGATGACCAGCCCCGGCTCGTGCCGGGGATACAGCCGCTGGAGCAGTTCGCGCGTGCGGGGACTCGCGTCGGGAGGTGGCGGGACGCCCGTCTCCACCGTGCGCCAGAACGCATGCTCTTGCGCGAGCAAGGCATCGATGAAGGGCTGATTGCGCGGGACATCCAACCAGCGGAACTTCTGTCCGCCAAAGAGCACGGCGAGCGAGGCGTACTCCGCCGTCGAATACACCGCCAGCTGGTGCTGCACCTGGACGAGGTAGAGCAGGGGCGCGTCCCCATCCGCCCACTCGTCCTGCTTCCAATTCGCCGCCGTTTTGATCTCCAGCAGGCCGAGCGGCGGACCGGGCAGCACCCGGTCGAGCGTGGCGAGACACCAGGACTCGCTGGGATGTCGCTGGATGTTGTAGGGCCCCGGATCCTGCACGAGCCGCCCGGTGTCGTCCGCGTACTTCTGCGCGATGACGGGCTCCAGCCGGTGGCCCCACTCCAGGTACTCGCTCTCGTCGGGCGCGATCTCCGCGACGCCGGTCTTCTCACACCAGAGGGCGAACAGGCTCTTCCAGGGGCTCACGCCCGCGATCACGGCGGCGTCCGACGAACCGACGCCGGTCCGGCGTTCCGCGAGCCACTGCGAGCGCGCGTCCGTCGTCGTGGTCATCGTGGTCCCTCCTCGCGTCCGATCTCCGCCAGCATCGCGGCGTGTCCGGCGAGCGCCTGCGGCCATGTGGCGTATCGCACCGTCGTCCCGTTGTGCTCGTCGGTGCTGAAGATCATGGTTTCGAAGATGTGGCGCGGCCCGTCCTTCGACCAGGCGTGATCCAACCCGAGGAAGACGGTGGACACCACGGTCCCGTCGGCATACCGATCCTGTTGGACGATCCGTCGCGAAGTGTGCTCTTCAAACCATCGGGCCCAGGTGAGGAGGTCGACGGGGACAGCGACGTTGTCCTCGTTCAGGATGTAGTACTCACTCATGGCCGCTCCCGTGAATGGCAGTAGCAGGGACAGGTCGATGGGCAGTTACGCGGGTGCGTCAGGACGCAGCCGGGACAACGCGCGAAGCTGCTGATCGACCGTGGCCTCCAACCGTTTCGATTCCACGAGTGACGCCCGGTCGCGCCGCTTGAAGTAGAGCGTCTGCCAGAAGCGCATCTCACGAGTCACTGTCTCCAGCTGAAGCAGGTACTGGAGGCGCTCGACTTCGTTCATGCGTGCGGCGTCGGCTTGTCCCGACGCTCGTCGCGCCGCTCCCGACGCTCGTCGCGCCGCAGTTCGCGCCGCTCCGCTTGGAAGTCTCGGTAGATCAGCCACAGGATGCCTGCGCCCACCACCAGGATGCCGACCGTCATGCCCAGGAACCAATCCATCGCGTGCCTCCGTTTCAGTCGTCATCGTCTCGGCGGAATGGATGCTTGCGCTCGCGCCACTTCCCCGGTGCATGATCGGGATCGTCGGCCGGCACCTCGACCAGCCTGAATCCTTGGGCCCGGAGATCGGCGCGCGCCGCCTCCGGCATCGTGTCGGGGATGATCCGCTCGATGTGGGTGGGCCGCATCGCGAAGAAGACACCGGGCCGCAGGATGTGCCCGCGTCCCGCGCACTCCTCGCACGGGCTGAGGCCTGGCAGATCGGCCGCTGCTGGACGGTCCTGGACGCCGCTCCCCTCGCAGGGGCGACACATCTCCGTGATCGTGCTGGGGTGCGCGAAGAAGACCCACGTCGTCCCGATCTGGAACCACTTCGGGATCTGGCCGGGGATCCGCTTCGACACGCCGAACATCGCGGCTTCCGTCGCGAACGTCCCCGGCGTGTAGAAGGCGTCGCCCACCCAGACGAGGCCGGCCGTCTCCACCTCCAAGACCTTGCCGAGCGGACACCACTCGCATCGCACAGGATCGCCGCTGGCGCAGACCGGCGCGGCGTGGAGGATCTGCTTCGGCCGGATCCGCTGGAGCCCCCGCGTGAATCGCGGCTCGTGCTCGCACAGCGGACACGGCATCAGCCGGATCGGGAACCGGCCGCAGGCGAAGCCGGCTCCGTCGCCGACGAGGTAGGTGCCGCCGATCTTCCGGTACCCGCACTGCCGTCGCACCTCAACCGCCATCGGTCGCCCTCCTCATCGACGTTCCCGGAGTTCGACGCCCGGGATCCCGACGGCATCCATGAACGCGACGGGCGTCAACCGGCGGGTCTTGCACCACCAGAAGTGCAACGTGAACGGATGCGTGTTCACCCATTCCGTCGTCGGCGGGAACACCTGGATCACCTCCGCATCCGGCGGAAAGAACATCTCGCGGACCAGCTTCGTCTCATTCCAGTCGGGCAAGCGAGTGCGCGTCGAGAACGAGACGTGCTTCCAGACCTCGCCGTCGCCAAACTCCTGGTCGTCGGACTCGATGATCCGCAGTCGGCCGACCTGATAGATCGGACTGTCGGAGCCCAGCGAGGGATGCGTCCAGGCGATAGGATCCGGCTTCTTCACCCATCCCTCCGTTCGCCGGGGAGCGGCCCGCTCATCTCGCGGTAGCTCGCAGCCGTCATCAACACGAGCCACGGTGTCTCGACCCCGCGCCCGCCCCGGCGCTTCACCAGTACCATGCCGATCTTGTTCCGCTGGGTGCCCTGTCGTTCCGCCTCGACGGCGAGCCGCTCCAGTTCCGCGAGCGAGCAGACGCGACGGTGCTTGACTTGGCAGACGAGCCCATCATTCTCGACATCGACCTCTTCGCCGCTGTTCGCCCAGTGGCGCGTGCCGCCGATGATCCCGGCAGCGGCGCGTTCCGCCGCCTTCCAGGGACGCTCACTCATTCACCCGTCCTCGCGCGGCCCGGCGGCGGGCGGACGGCGATCATGGCCCGATAGCAGTCGTCGCACACCATCGCGTCGCCGGGTCTTGGCGTCCATCCATTCTCGATCTGCTCGACCCGTGCTTCCTCGTCGGTCCACGCTTTCACAAAGACGCGGTGACAGCGGGCGCATTCGTAGGTGCTCACGGCGTCCACGGGAGCGGCGGGATCGGGGGGCGCGGGAGCTTCTCGGCTTCCGGCGTGAGCAGAGCGCGGGCACTGTCCCCGGTCGTGTTGCCGTCCTTGCTCCCGCAGCCGCTCTTGATCCAAATGTCGCTGTACTGGCCGTTCGTCCAGCGGTTGCTGACGATGTTCCGGTCAACGCGGTTGTCGTGCGTGTACTCCGGGGGCGACGTGCTGCTCTGGTACCACGCCACGATCCCGGTGTTGCCTTCCGTCCACCCCAGCTGCGTCAGGTTGGGGTCCAGCACCTTGTTCTCGGCGGCGAGGCAGTAGGCACTGCCCGTGATCGATACGCCGCACTGGCTGGTGCGGATGCAGATGTTGCGAAGCGCCTGCCCGTAGTCGCTCCGGCCCTCTAGGATGATGCCGCAGCCGGACCCGCACGAGCCGCCGACGATGTAGTTGTCGGTGACCTTCGCGTATTTGCTGCCGCCGCCGATGTTGATGGAGTCCTCGACGCCGACGTTGTCGCGGGGGTTGGAGTGCTCCAGTTCCGGCGTGATCTCGAAAAAGTTCCGGTCGATGATGACGCCATCCGATTCCGGCCCGTCCTTGTTCACCGGGTAGCACTGGATGTGTTGCCCTCTCGGATTCGGGCCGAGCGGGTTCTGCCCGTAGTTGCCCCGGATGGTGATCGCGTAGCAGTTCTGCGCCACCATGTGCGACTCGTTCTGCGCGAAGGCGCAGCCCTGGATCAGGATGTCCCGCGCGCCGTTCTTCATGTACACGCCGTGACTCTGGTCAGTGCCCGCGCGTGAGCGGCCCGTCGCGATGATCGAGTTCACCACCTTCACGCGGCGCGTGCCGTCGATCAGGACGCCGTGCCCGTGGACCGGGCCGATCAGGCAGTCCTCGATCACCACGTCGTCGGCGGCGACGATCCCGTGGCCGTTGGGGCTGGTGACCCGGAGCCGGTACAGCCGCTCGCCGGTCGTGGCCGTGATCGGACCGACCACGTCGGTGTAATCGCCCGGGTCCGGCGGCTCCGGCTGGGGCGGCGTGCCCGCTTCCAGCGCCGCGATGCGCGACTCCTGGTCGTCCACCCGCGCGACGAGCGCCTCGAACTCCGGCTTGGTCGGGACTTCGACACTCATCGCCAGTTCCTCCACCGCCGCCACCACGGGCCTCGCGCTCGCCGCGCCGCGCCCAGCTGGAGGAGTCGGATCACGAGCAGGGAGTCGAGGTCGAGGACGGTGTAGCCGTCGGGGATGGTGATCACCCGGTGGCCTCCTTCAGGTAGCCCGCCCGGCGGAGGATGCTGCGCGCCTTCGCGATGGCTTCCGCCTGCCGCCGGGACCGAATCGACGGCGGCTTATAGCGGTCTGGAGACTTCATGTAGGCGGCGATCTCGCGCCAGACCGGCTCGCTGGGCACGAGGCCCCGCAAGACCTTGTTGACGTAGCCCGTCTCGCGGCCAATCGCGAGCGCGAGCGCGTGCCGGGTCATGCGCCGCTTGCGAAGGAACCGGAGGACGGTGGCCTGACGATGGACGGCAGACCCTGCCATATGTTGCAGACCTCCCACTGCGGATGAAGCTCCGAGTACCCAGGTCGAATACCTCGCTCACGCGGCGCGTGTCAAGCGGGTCGTGGGGTTGGCGGTGCGCGTCTTCACAAGCTCGCTTTTCTGAGGGTTTTTCACTACTTGTGGGGAGTGACATATGTCAGTCATCATGTTTCATAGGTCACAGGTGCCGTGAAGGAGGCCTAGAATGATCCCCATGGAAGAGTTTCCCGGCGTCACGGAACGGCTCCGCGCCGCGTTCCAGCGGTTGGGCTACTGGGACGCCGAGCGCGAGGCCCCGCAGATCGCCCGGTTCTGTCGCGCCTATCCGCAGTACGATGTGCGCCACGTGGCGAACTGGGTGAATTTGCGCGTGAAGCGCCGTCCCTCGTTGCCCAATCTCGCGCGGCTGGCAACGGATCTCCGGGAGTCGATGGCGTTCCTCCTGTTGGGGCCCGCGCTCTTCGCTCCGGCCGAGTGGGAACCGCTCATCGCGCACTTCGCCCAGCACGTCGAGGGAGGCCAGCCTTCCCAGGAGAATGTTCCGAATGTGCGCCGACGACGCCGACGGTCCCGCACGAATGCCGTCCGAGTTCATCCGCCGGGGGCATCCGTGGCCCTACCTGATCGCGGCGTGGCAGGCCGTCGAGGACGTGCTGCGCGAACCCGCGCCCGCCCGTCCGGCGAGACTGGCTCTGCTGGCTGACGGGGTGCTGATCGTGAATCCCGCCGACCGCATCACGCACGTCTACCGACGGCCCACGTTGATCGGCGCATCCTCGCGGGATCTGCGCGGCCAGCTGCTCGTGGACAGCTTCCCCCGGGAACTCGTGGCGGGCTGGCATCAAACGATGGAGGACGCCGTCGCGTTGGGCGCGTCGCTGCCGATGAACTACGCGCTGTGGATTGACAGGTATGCCGCTTACGTCGTCCGCACGGCGTTGGTGGTGCCGTCCCCGGAGCCCCGGGCCCATGTGGCGCTGCTCATCTGGCATCGCGGACTGCGCGGCATCGGGAACGGGGAATGGGCCGAGCCGACCGTCTGACTCCCAACGAAGGAGGCCTCCCACATGCGGCAAGCGATCATTCTGGAAGCGGCGGACCTCAAGCTGTTATTGAAGGGGCTGCCCATCCGCCTGCATCTGAGTGACGGACAAGTCGTGGATCTCGCCGCCGAGCGGTCATCGGCCCACAACGGCACGAGCCCGAGCCGCCCCCCGTCCAGCAAAGTGCCGTGTCCCTACTGCCAGAAGCTCGTCGCGGGACTGGGCTCGCACATTCGCGGGATGCATCCCGGCAAGGGACTCGTGGCGACCGGCGGCGTGAAGTGCCGCTTCTGTACGAAGCGGTACCCCACGCCGCACTCGGCGGCACGGCATGCGGTGATGAGCCACTCGACCCAGTCGAAGGCGAAGCCGGAGAAGGCGAAGCCGTGAAGCGGTGTGAGGCCTGCGGACGCTCCTACTACCGGCGCAACCTGACCGAACTGTGGGTCCGCCAGAATCCCGGCCATCGCGCGGGGTGGGTCAAGCGGCTCGTGCGCATCTGCACCACCTGTCAGAACGCGCAGCAGGCCAGTCGCATCCTGAAGATGGTCCGCGTCACGGTGACCGTCCGGCAGATCCACAAGAGTGCGTGACCGGACCCTGTCGCGCAGTGTGCTTCCGTGCCGTGCCTCTAACTGGAAAGGACGCAAGATGCCGCAGCAGCATCGTCTGCCATGGCGAGTGACCGCGACGGCGGCTGTCCTGACAGCGCTCCTCCTGGGGATCGTGGCCCCGGTGTGGGCGCAGGGCAGCGTCTGGGTGAACCCGTACACGCGAAGCGACGGTTCGTACGTCCAAGGCCACTACCGTTCCGCGCCGGACGGGAACCGCTCCAATAACTGGTCGTCGTATCCGAACGTCAACCCGTACACGGGACGGCAGGGGACGCGCGATCCGTACAGTTCCGGCTCCGGGTCCGACTCCTCGTACGGGCAGAGCCTCTACGGCTCGTCCGGCTCGTCGTCCCGGCCACGCTGCACGTCGTCGTACTTCGGCTGTTAACGGAGCCGCCAGGAACACCGGGGCGGCGGGCTCCCGCCGCCCCCGCGTTCCCAACGCATGACACGCCTGCGTAGCCCTTGGGCCTCGGTCACGGTCGGGCTGTTCATGGCCGTGATCAATCTCGTCATCGCGGGCTGGCAGTACCAGCGGGGCGCACACTGGATGTATCCGCTCGTCGGCGTGATCTCGGCGGCGGTCGTCACCTACACCACGATAGGATTGCTCCTGGCCTGGCGCGATTTCCAGCGTGCCCACCGCCAGTATCTGGACGCCGTGCTCCGGGAAGCCGAACGGCATCGGAACTGAAAGGACGGACAACGGTGGACGAGTTCGTCGTGGTGGTGAACGTGGGGTTTTTGCTTGGCGTGGCGGTCCTCCTCATCGTCTTCTTCAGAAGCCGCCGCCCCTAGATCCTATCCGAACGGCAGCGGCACCCCCGCCAGCCGCAGCAACGCCATCACCACGATGAGAGCGAAGATCAACCCGATGATCTGGAGGATCAGCCCTCCGACGGATGGGGCGAAGTGCGTGACCACGAGCTTCGCCACATACCACAGGATCACCAGGACGAGGACAAGCGCCAGGATCTGAATCAGTCCGGCGATCATGGTCCCTCCCCCCGCCGCTCGTTGGGTGGCGGCGGCATCAGCAGTCGGCATTCCAGCCACGTCGCGTGACGGTACGGGGGGCCGCTCACCACGCGCACCTGATCACACAGCAGCGAGCCCCCGCCACGCAGCGGATAGACCACGTCTCGGGCCACGGATTCGACATCGGGACAGTTCGTGCCGACCCGCACGCGATGCTCGATGTCGAGCCCACGAGTCGCCCCGCAGCCCGCCACGATGAACAGCAAGGCAATCAGGGATTGCCGTCTGGACATCCGCCCGGGATCACCTGGAACTGCCCCGACTCACCGTAGTAAACCCGATTGCCCCGGTCGCAGAACGTGAAGACCCCGCCCGCGTCCCCGCCCCCGTGATAGATGAGCCGTGTCCCGGGCGTGAGCTTCACGGGGTGTTCCTTGCTGCACCCGACCAGCAACGCGGCGAGGACGCCCACTATGCCGAGCGCCCTCACGGGGCGGTCTCCGAGAACGGCCCCACCGGGCAGTTCGTGTTCACGAAGCTGGGCAGCGTCAGGGCACTCTGCGGGGCTTCGTTGAAGCAGTGGATCTCCTGCTCCGCCGCTTCGCGGGTCGTGCATCCCTGGCAGGCCGCTGCCACCAGGATCAGACTGACGAATCCGACGACGTATCGCATAGACCCTCCTTTTTACGGACTTGGCTGAAGAGCGGCGGCGAGCGTTCCGCTATGGCCTCCTCAACACCAACAACCACGAAAAGCCGAACCCAAAGACCGACGAGTTGCTCGCGTTCGCCGTGTTTTGCGCCCATTGGACTGTGATCGCGCCCGCCGTGCCGCCGGGAAGGTAGAGTCCCGAAAACATCAGTTCGTCAACGCCGCCGCTCCCCACCAAATCTATAGATGCCCCGGCTCCGATCTGGGCGGTGCGCGTCCACACATCACTGGCGTTCCACCGCCCATTCATGGGCGTCCACAGCAGGGTGCCACCCGCCGGGCACGTCAACGCCATCTTGATATCCGGGGTCGTGTTGCTCTGGTAGCAGAATTTGCCGAGGAAGTGGACCGGCTCCGCCGCGCCAACCGAGAAGAACAATTCATCGTCGTTCTGGAGGACGGATGAATTGTTGACGATCTCGGTCGTGCCCTTGGTGATTAGCGCGATGCTCGTAAGCCCGGAGCCGAGATTACCCCAGGCCGCATGCCCGCCGACGGACTTGAGGAACTGCCCCGCCAAGCCGAGCGCGAGCCGCTCCGGGGCGGACGCGCCGCGCCGCAGGAGATCCCCCTGTGTCGTGAGGATCGTCGCGAGCCGGTCCGCCATAGACCGCCAGGCCGGAGTCCCCGCGAGCACAGTCAGGAGGTCGTCGGCCGAGCCGACCGGGAGCCGCCCGACGGCGTCGGCGGCAGTCCCGACGAGCAGATCCCCCGCTGCGTCGATGATCGACAGCGGCACAGCAGGCGCTGGCGGAGGGGGCAGCGCCGCCCACCGGACGCCACCCGTCTGCGTGGAGTCCGCCGTGAGCACCTGCCCGTCCGTCCCGACCGCTTGGCGGATCACCGTGTCGGCGGCAGACGCGACGATCAGATCCCCCTTCGCGTCCACGATGGTCGCCGGGATGCCGGACCCGGCGGGCGACGGACTCCACGCCGCCTTGCCGGAGACGACGCTGAGGTACTGCCCCTCCGTGCCGATGGGGAGCCGTTCCTCCGCGCCCGCGACACTGCCCTGGATCAGATCCCCTTCGGTCGTGACCGGCGACAGCGACGGCGCGTCCTGCCACGCCGCCTTGCCGGAGGCGGCGACACCGAGCAGCTGGCCGGTCGTGCCGATGCCCAGCCGCTCGTCCGTGCCGGCGTCGCTGCCTTGGATCAGATCCCCCTTGGTCGTGATCGGCGGGGTCTGCCACGCCGCTTCGCCCGCGACCACGGCGAGGAACTGTCGCTGCGCCCCAATCGGCAACCGCTCTTCACTCCCCGCGTCACTGCCCTGGATGAGGTCACCCTTCGCGACCACGGGCGACGGCGTCGGGGTCTGCCACGCCGCCTTGCCGCCCGCGACGGTGAGCACCTGGCCGGTCGTGCCCACGGGCAACCGTTCCGGTTCGCCGGCCACATCGCCTTGCAGCAGATCCCCCTGCGCGATGATCGGCACCACCCACGGGTCCACCGCTACCACGCTGCCGGTGTCATCGATGGCGATGACCTTGCCCTGGTTCGCCGGATCGTCAGGGTCAGGAAACTCGATCCCGCCCGGCGTCCCCGGCGCGACCGCGAGGGCGCGGTCCAGGCGCTCGTCCAGATCCTGAATCGCCAGGTACGCCTTATCGAAGATGCCCTCGACGGATTCCGCCGGGAGCCGGTCGCCTTCGATGAGGTTCACCTGCTGCGTCTGATCGGTGGACCGCAAGAAGAGGATCTCGACGCCGGTCGCGGGGGCCACGCCGAATGTGACGTTGCCCCCCGCGCCGGAGCCCACCCCGGAGATCGAGTACCCGCTGACCTGAAGGACACCGTCGAGGTAGATGTCGAGATCGGCGGCGGCGGCGATCAGGAAGGTGTACGGGTAGACGGTGGCGGCACCGTTCCCGACGTACTCGATCTGGTTGTGAGTCGTGGTGACGGTCATCGTGTCAAGCTCCGCAGCAGCATCGAGTCGGGACGGTCCTCCCGTCGGTCCTCGTCCCGCTTGCGGAACCGCGCGTCGCGCGCCGCATCGATGGACCGCTGGATGTCGGGATTCTTGTCCTTGATCTCGACGAGCGCCGCCTGGGTGTACTGCCGGATCTTCAACTCGATCTCCCACGCTTGCCGCTCTGGGCTGTAGCGCGTCTTGTAGTCGTCGGTGTTGATTAGCCCCGACAGCGACTGCTTCAGGGTTTGCCCGTCGAGCTTCATCGTGCCGCGCCGGACCGCCCACTGGTCCCGCTCCTCCGGCGTCAGCGCAATCCGCTCCTCCACTGTGTCCGGCAACCCCGGCACGTTCGCGCCGGACGCGACGATCTCCTTCAGCACCGGGTCGTCCCGCAGGGGGCTGACCCCGATGGGCCCGTACACCCCGGTCATGTACAGCTTGTTTCCCCAGAGATCCCGGCGGGGCGGCACGCCGTCGGACAGCAGCGGGATCTGCGCGCGGATCCGCTCCATGATGGTCCCGGCCTCCGCGAGCGTCGGGTCCATCACGGCTTCCGTCTGGCGGAGCATGCCGGAGTAGGGGACGAGCGACATCAGGAAGCTCGATGCCCGCACGTCCCCGCCCCGCTCCGGGTCCGCGATGAACGCCATCGTTTCCGCAAGCCCTTTCACGAACGTGCGGCTGGAGAGGTTCTTCGCGATGGCCCCGACGATACCTGTCGCGCCGTCCATGAACATGTCGCCCCGCGAGTCGCCTTCCGCATTGGCGACCGCGTCCGTCCAGTCGGCCGCGAGGCCGAGCAGCATGCCGATGGGCTCCGTGCGGTTGTACGAGACGTACTGGCCCCCGATCTTCAGGGAGTACGGTCGCCACCCCTGCGATTCCAGTACCCGCCGCATCTCCGGGTCGGTGGGCCCGGCCCCGGTGATGAGGCCTTCGTACGCCATCAGGCCCGCGACCCCCATCGTGAGACTGCCCATCGCGACCTTCGCCGCCGCGAGATCCCGCTTCGCCAGATCGTTCCCCATGAGATCGTTCCGCAGGGACTTCTTGAAGAGGCCGAGCGGCGTGCGATCCGTTGCGTACTTCGTGATGTTGAGCGGGGTCCGCACGAACGGCATCACGATCTTGCCGCCCACCGTCTGGGTGAGCGCCTGGATGCGCTGCCCCGTCTCCCCAAGCTCGTTGGTGAACGTCTGGTAGAGCGCGAAGTCGTCCGCCGCCTTCTTGATGGAGAGCGGCGGATCCGTCATCAGCTGCGTCATGCGTCGGGTCACGGCGTCCGCGTAGGCCTTGCCCTGCAGCCCGCGCCCCGCGACCTCCTGCGTGGCATGTCGGAGGGCTTGCGCGCGAAGCTCCGCCCGGTAGTTGATGACCTTGAAGAAGTCGTCCGTCCCGACGAGGACGCGCGACGGGAACCGCACGAGGTTCCCCAGCCAGTCCACGGCTTTCCCGGCGGGCCCGGTCAGGTCGAACGATTCCGCACTGAGGGCCCGCTGGTGGGGCAACTCCATCTTGCCCGTGGCGGCGCGGCGTCCCTCCGCCATCTCGTCCGCGAGCGTCACGAACTGGGACTCGCCTTCCTTGAAGCCTTTCCACGCGAGCCGCCACGCATCGCCCACCGAGCCGAGGACGCCGTGCAGCATGGCCCAGGCCTCCCCCTGCACCACGCCGGGATCCCCCCCCTTCATCTCGCGGAACGCCCCCATCCACTCCGCCAGCTGCCGCTCTGGGATCGCCCAGAGCGTGGTCGCGGTGTTGCCGACCATGTTCGCCATCCACGTCTTGGGGCCCGACAGGAGGCCGTTGACGTAGACCTCCTTGAACACGCCCCAGGCTCCCGGCTTGCTCATCTGCCGGGCGACGATCGCCAGCTGATCGGGATCCTTGAAGTCAGCAATGGCGCGGGCCACCATCTGGGGATCCACCCCGCTGGTCTGGTCCCGCAGCAAGAGTTCGAACTGCTGGAGGAACTGCGTCATGCCCGACGTGGGATCGTTCATCGCGGACAGCGTGCGGCCCGCTTCCGTCTGGATGCCGATTCGCTGCGGGTCCACCTGCCCGTGGAGGTACAGCTGCTGCATCATGGCCCGCACGTCGTCGGGATCCCCGGTCTGGAGGGCTCGCTGCGCGAGCGCTTTCAGCTGGATGCCGGAGTTCGCGAGCGTCTTCACCACCGCCACGGCGTGCGCGTCCTCCAACGTCGTGCCCGGCGCGATGGCCCGTACGGTGTCCATCGACACATGCCCCTGATCGATGAGCGCTTGCGCTTCGGCCTGCACTTCCGGGTGAGTGCGGGGCCCACCCCGGCGCGCCGTGATCACGGCGTCCGCGTATTGCTGCGCGAGCGTCTGCGGGGTGTGTGGCCGGACCGCCGGGGCACTGGCGAGGGGGCCCTCCGTCGTCCGAACCGCCGTGGACGCGACTTCGGGCGAGAGCTTGCCCCGGAGCATGTCGGTCGCCTTCATCATCAGCTTGACGGTCGCGGGTGACACGAGCGCTCCGAGGCCCGCCCCGATCATCGCGTTGCGGATCTTCTCGTCCGCCGTCTCGCCCTGCACACCGCCGACCGCCGCGCCCAGCGAGGCCTGCGCCAGCATGAACATCAGGGCGGCGTTCTGGCTACCCTCCTGGCTGTCCTTGAACGCACTGAGATCCATCCCCGAGTGTTCGAAGACCTCGCGGAGCGTGGTCTTGAACGGCTGGGAGCCCAGCATCGCCGTCTTTTCGGCGAGCGCCCGTTCCTCCCGCGTCAGACTGCGTGGCGACTTCGCCGCCTTCCTCGCCGCCTTCGCGATCTCGTCCTCGACCTTCTTCGCGACCCAGAGCGCAGCCTGCACGTCGGAAGGTTGCACGTTGTTCCGGCGGGCAAACTTGCGGATGATCTCGGCGGTCGCGCGGTACTGCGCGGGCGTGAACGCCCCGATGAGTCCCATCTTCTGCTGCCCGGTGGCGGGATCCATTTCTGGGATCCGGTTCCCCGCTGCGTCGAGCACGAACTCCCACTCTTCGGTGTCGGGGTTGAGTTCCTGCTTCCAGACCGGGGCCTTGTGTTCCGGGTAGAAGATTTTCTTCATCCACGAGTCGAGCACGATGCACGTCGGATCGCCCAGCAGGGCACACTTGAAGTTCTGGATCTTCAGGGCGTCCTTGCCGCCGATCTGTTCCCCACGCAGGGCGCGCAGCACGTTCTCCCGCTGCGACTTCATCATCCCGATGGTGCGCTCCGGATGGCCCTTGCGCGGCCCGATGGCGCGCTCGACGCCGGCATAGCCGTCCCGCTCGTACACCTCCCAGACTTGCCGGAACGTCTCCAGGTTGCTGTTCTCGATAAACTTCCCCGTCTCCGAGAACGCGGCGGCGGGCCGGAGTGGCGAGAGCGCGGCGATGACCCCAGCGGCGGCGTCGGCATCGGGCACGGGGATCGTCTCGCCGGCAGCGTTCACGAAGGGTCGGGTGCCGGGGTAGAGTGTGCGGAGCGTATCCCCGAACTGGTGATACCAGAGCGCGCCCCCCTTCCGCACGCCGAGCTTGAAGAGCCGGGCCATGCTGCGGGTGTCCGGCGGCTCCTTCGGGCCGCGCGCGCCGCCGATCTCGTTCTGCAGCACCTGGGAGAGCGTTGTCGCCACCTCGACTTCGAACGGGCTGACAACCTGCTCCGGGTGGAACGCGACCCAGACGCGATGCGGCTCTGTCCCCGAGAGCTTCCCGCCGATGTGTGTGATGCCGTCGTAGCCCGCCGCCTGCAGGATCTGCGTGATCGTGCGCTTGTCGAGATTGAGCGCCCCACGTTGGAATTCGCGATACAGCTCCTCGCCCGTGAATCCATCGGCGCGATAGAAGCTCCCGATCCATGCGCCGGTCGAGGCCTCTCCGGTGACTTGCGTTGCCACGTCCGCGAGTCGCCGGATCTCCTCTTGGGAGAATGTGGCCTCCATGTCGAATGGACGCTTGATATCGAGGTACGCCGGCCGGACGTTGGGCGCGATCTCCGGCGTGCGCGACACGCTCTCGGCGTACTGGCTCGCGACCGTCGGGCTTTCGGTGAAGTAGAAGCCTGGGCCAACCAAGGACTCCGTGCTCGCCTTCCCAATGTCGAACTGCTCGAACGCAGCTGGGGTGCCGTGATACACCCGCGTCGGTCGCCCACCCTGCGCGACAGCGGTGTCGCGCAGGCCGGCCACGTCCGCGACGCGGAGGTGTCGGCCCATGCCCGCGACCTCGCGGACCAGCTGCTTGACCTCTCGGGTTGCGCCCGTGAGGTTGCCGACGATCCCCATCTTCCCGGCGAGGGTGCCGGGCGGCAGGCCCATCTCCATGCCCGCCACGAGTTCCGGCACCATCCGGGTGTTCGCCACGAAGGCCTGGATGTCCTCTTCGGGGAAGCCCGCCGCGCGCAGGCCGATCGTGATCGGCGCGAAGACGAGGTTGGCGATGTCGCCCACTCCGGTCGCGGGGACGTTGATGGCATTCAGGGCCAGGTCCGTGAAGACCGCGAGGTTGCGCGCCGTGCGGTAGACCGGGTTGCGGTCCTTGTCCGGCACGCCGGCATACATCGCGTCCACGATGGCGACGGCGGGCTCGATGGGTCGGACGCCTTGCAGGCCGATGCCGGACAGGAACTGCGAGACGGTGGCGGCGGTGGATGGGGCCGGAGCCGTCGGAGCGGCCGACGGCGGCTCCCCCTTGCGGATCCCGAGGAAGGCTTCCGCGACGCCGTCCCCCTCCGGCGGCATGACCACGGTGGCCTGATCTTCCGGCTGGGCCGGGGGCGGCGCGGCCTCCTGCGCGCGCGCGGTCCGCTGCGCCTGCGTCTCCCGCTGCGCCTGGAGTAGGGGACTCTCGAAGTCGTACACCCGCTGCCGCTGGAGCGAGACGTAGTCGTCCGGCTCGATGGTGCCGCGCCGGAAGGCGTCATCCAGCTGCGTCCAGAAGTCGGGCGGGGCCGCTTCCAGGTCGTCCCGAATGGCGAACGGCGGTTGCGCGTCGGGGCCCCAGCCGACGACGCCGGACGCGCGCCCGCCCCCGACGAACCCCGGCTCCGGCGCGAGGATCCCCGTCGCCGCCTGTGCCGCGAGAAACTCCTCCTCCGCCATCGGCGCGAAGTCCCCGCGCATCGTCATCCGACTGGATCGCCGCTGCGCGGACGCGACGGCGTCATCGAGCGAGAGGAACGGTCCCTCCAGGTCTGCGCCCGTCACGCCGCTGACGTTGAAATACTCGCCGTCGCGCTCGATGGTTTCGGATCGCTCGTGCGCCATCTCATCCCTTCTTCGGTGGGCGGATGCCCGGTTGCGGCGGCGGACCCGTGGGGTTGCCGGGCGGGCCTTGCCACCACCGCCAGATCGGCTCCAGGAGGCCCCCGCCGCCCGACGACGGCGGTGGCGGCTCCGACTCCGTCGGGCCGGCCGGCTTCTCGGTCTTCTTGAGGATGCGGAAGATCGAGTAATAGAACTCCGCCGTGCGCTTGCCCAGCTGCCCACGCTCGTACGCCTGCCGCACGTCCTCGTCGGACTTGTACGGCAGGGACTTCAGGAGTGTGTCCATCCGGGCCATCCGGTGCCCGATCATCTCGCCCGCGACGAGGAGGGGATCGAGGGACGTATCCGCACGCACGCGCGTGAGGAACTCGTTGACGGCGTCGTCCGCCAACATCCCGGTCTTCACCGCTGTCTCGTCGCCCTGATAGCGGTTGCCCCGCTGGAGGAACGACTCGATCGTGCCCTTGGCCTGCTTGATGTCGTCCTCCCGTTGCTTCTCCGCTTCCGTCTTCGGGCGTTCCCGTTCCGCTTTCCGGTCCTTCTCCATCTGCAGCTGCAGATTCGACAGCTTGTCGTAGTCCCCCTCGTCCAGCCCGGGCTCCCCGCGCGTGTTTGCGGCGAAGTAGCCCGCGAGCGTGTGCTGCGTGACCGGCGTGCGATTCGTGAGGATGTCCACCCGCAGCTTGGTGTAGATGGCCCCGTCGGACGGGCGCGCCTTCTCCGGCCTGAGATAGCGCTGTTGGTAGGCTTCGTGGAGGGCCAGCAGCTGGGCATGGTTCGTCTCGCCCAGGGCCCGCTTCATCCCATTGATCCGGTCCACCATGTCGAGGCCCGCGCCGCCCGTCTTGAAGTTCGTGACGATGTTCGCGCGCTCGTCCATGGCGAGAGCGTCCTGCTGCTCCTTCGTTTTCCGGTCGTCTTCCGACCGGAGGAAGACCGCATCGGAGCGAAGCGTGCGGACCCGGTTGTCGGTGTACTCGCGTAGCTGCCGCTGTCCGTGCGCGTCGAGATCGAACGTGTCGCCCGCGTCGAGGCGATCCTGCACGGCGAGCGGATGATCGTGCGCCCAGGTGTAGGCGCGTTCCGTCTTGACCTTGTAAATGGACTTCTCGCGGAGCTTGGAGACGTAGTCGTGGGGGTGCAGGCCGCTGTTCGCGGCCTTGAGGAGGCGCGATTCGAGGTCTTCCTCGTGCAGCCGCTGTTGCGGGAGGGTCAGCTTCGGGTCCGTGGCGAGCGTGCTGAGGCGCGTCACGTCCTGCTCCAGCTGCGCTTGGTGCCGGTTCACGAGCTTCGTGCGCGTGGTATCCGCGACCTCACCGGACTTCGTGCGGAGCAGCGTCGAGAGCTTGGTCTGCAGGCCCGCGCGCACGTTCGCGTTGGACGCCATCTTCATGGACTCAAGGGTGCGCTTGTTCCACATCTGGTTGAACGCGGGGCGGAGCGTTTGATCCGTCTCGGACACCTTCAGCCGCTCGAAATCCTCATCCACGTTCACGGTGTGCTCCGTGTAGAGGCTCTCGATCTCGGCGGCGTCGTTCGCTTCCCGCTTCTTGGCTTCGGCGGCGACGATCAGGGTCGCCACGTCACTACTGACCTTCGTCCCGGTGGCCGCGAAACGCGCGAGGGCTTCGTACGGGGCCGCGACGGCGTCCGCGTCCATAGCCGGGAGCGGCAACGCGCGCGGCAGATAGCCCGTCTCCACCGCTGCCGCCGAGGCCGAGGGGAGCCCGCGCGAGAGCGGGATCCGGCTGGGCGCGTCTTCCGGGGGCGTGAGCAGCGAGAAGCGCATCAGGCCGTCCGTCCGTACCGCAGAAACGGCGAGGCGGCGGCGGACGCGCCCCCGAGGAGCGAGGTGCCGACGTTGTACATGCCCGCCGTCCGCACGTTCCCGGCCTGCATCGAGAGCATGTTCGCTTGGCCGAGCGATGCGGCGGATGCCGCTGCGCCACCGAACCGACGCAGCTGGAGTTCTTGCCGCAGGGCATCGGCCCGCATGCGGCCCTCCGCCGCCGCGAACGCCCCGCCTGCCTTCGCGCCCGCCACGTCGAGCGCGGTCTGGTAGTCGTTCACGCTGAGTTCCTGGCCGACGGTGTCGGCGTTCTCCATCAGCACGAGCAGGGGGGAACCCGTCGTGTCCACGCCACTCTTGCCGATCGCGGCGCGCACGTCACTCTGCGTCCGGTCGTATGCCCGGCGGATCGCGGCCTCGCGGATCTCCCCGGCGGTCTGGGCGGCGCGCGCCTGCTGCGTCGCCAGCTGTTCCTCCGCCTCCGCCATCGTCAGGATCCCCGCCGCCTGCCGCTCCATCATCTGGACTTCCAGGTCGGACAGCTGCTGCTGATAGGCGGCTTGCTGCTGCTGGAGCGCGGCGTTGTACTCCAACGCGCCGGCCTGCGCCTGCGAGGAGGCATAGGCGCTGTACGCGCCGATGGCGGCGGACATCAAGGCCGCGACGCCGGCCACGATGGCGACGACGCCCGCGCCTTCGTAGTGTCGGGCGCTCGCGGGCGGCAGCGGGAAGTCCGGCGGACTCAGCCGCAGCCGCGCCACGAGATCGCGCCGACACCGAGGGCACCCGACCTCGCGCCTCATGGCTCGCGCACCCAGACGTAGCGGATGTAGTCCTCCCCCTGGGGCCCGTACGCGCGCACCACCCCGCACTGCGGGCAGGGGGGATCGCAGCAGCCGTCGCGCCGGAACTCCAACCACTCCGCGAAGCGCTGGCCAACGCGGAAGGAGGCGTCCACGAGGAACTCTACGCGCCGGGGCTGGTACTCCGTGATGAGGGCGCGGAGCTTGTCGAGCAGGAGCTTGATCGCCGTGAGCGGGTAGCGCGCGAGGTGCGGCGACGGCAGTAACCACGCGATGGCGAGCGAGCCGGAGGGCCACGGGAACATGAGGCCCGCGCAGCCGATGATCTGCTCCTCGATCCGCAGGGTCCAGCCCGGGCCCTTCGCCTCGTACAGGCGGAAGTTCTCCAGGGTATCGACGCCGGTCAGTGACCGGATGGCTTGCCGCGTCAGTTCCATCGCGTAGGCGTCCTCCGCCCGAAACGGCGACAGGACGATGGTCGGGGTCTCAGTACTCAGCGACATCGGTGATCCCGAACAGGCCGAGCAGGGTGGCCGGGAAGGGGAGCGCTTGGACGACGATGTTGCGCGCCTCCGTGTCCCAGCCGAGCTTGGAGCTTTCGTAGTCGCCCGTGAACAGGCCCGGCGGCGAGCCGAGCAGATCGACCGAGCGCCGCGCCGGTTGCTGGTAGCCGTTGATGCGGATCCCCATGGTGTCGATCGCGCGGATGCAGACGCGCGGCTGGCGCTTCTTCTGCCCCTGGCTGGATCCCGAGGGGCCGGGCACCTCCGCCCGGAGCGTTTCGAACGTCGAGGTGTACGGCAGGCCGACCTCGACCACCGACGCCGCCGGACTGATCACCACTTGCGCCGGGCCGACCGTCGGGATCGTCTGCTCCCCGTAGTACGCGCCGTCGCCCACGATGGCGACGACATGGCCCCGGAGATGATCGAGCCCCGCAAAGGTGGTGGCGGGCGCGGCATTGTAGGTCAGGCCGCTATCGACGTTGAGGGCCCCGTAGTACCCGCCGCTGTCGTCCAGATACTCGATGTACCGGACGACGGTGCCGTTGACGGTGCGCTTCACGGACACCCAGACTTCCTCGCGATCCCCGTCGGGATGCGGAATCACGGCGACGGACTCCACGATGCCGCTCCCGCCGATGGGATGCCGGTGCCAGCCGACCACGTCGTTACTGCGGTCGTACGAGAGCGCGCAGAGCAAGCCGTCACTGCGGACCACCCAGAGGAGAGGATCCGGCTCTCCCTGGAAGTCCATCTCCTCCATGACCTTGCCGCGCGGGAAGATGTGTTCCGCCAGCACGGTGAGGTCCGGCGCGACGTACGCATCGAAGTCCATCGAGAAGGCCAGCTCACGGAGCTTCCGACCGGACCGCTGGCAGAAGAGGATCGCGGAGCCGACCCGCACGGGGTTCACGAAGTTAGACCCGTAGACCGTCTCGGACTTCGCGTCCACGTTGGTCGGCGTAATCGGAAGGTCCGCGCCGCCGGTCACACGGAACTCGCCGCCCTTGGTGCCGACGAGCAGGACGCGACTGGGCAACAGCCAGCGTCCGATGTTCACCTTGTTCGCGGCGATGGAGAATTCATAGGCGTCCCCCGACGCCGTCCCGACCCCAAAGTTTTCGAAGTCGCCGCTCGCGCTCCCCCAGATCGTCTGGGGTTGCGCCGTCGTGGCCGCGAACACGAGCCGCCCCTCGTGGAAGGTGACCGCCGCCGGATACCCGCGCGTCGCGGACCACGCCGCGACCTCCAGCGTCCACGTCCCCGCCGCCGCTGCGGTGACATCGGACAGCACTTTCACGATCTCGCCCGCCACCACGGTCGAGGAGGTGAACCCGCTGATCTTCACGATGCCGTCGTTCAGCTTGACGTACTTCCCCACGTCCGTGCTGCGCCAGCCCGCGATACTGAGGGTGAGCGTGACCGCCGCCCCGACGGGTTCCTTCTTGTTGGCGGTACACGTCCCGGCGTTGGGCGAGCCGTTCAGGCCCCAGCTTTGGGACGGGATCGGATTCGTGTTGGGGAAGGGATCGAGAATGTCCGCCGTCACCTGGGTCGGCGAAACGACCGTCTGGATGACCGCGCGACTCGCCCCAACGATGATGTGCCGGTCCACATCGCCCGCGAGGAACACGCCCGCGCTCGCCGTGAACGTCACGCCCGACCCACTGGTCGCGCCGGGCGTGAGTGTCGCCACGGGTTTCAGCTGCTCTTCCGCCGTCGGCGGTGGCAGGAAGACCACTTCGGTCAGCGTCCAGCTGGTGTGCCCCGTCCGCGTGATCTTGCGCGGCGCGTATGCGGGATGGGCGAGATACATCACGTCCGCCGACTGCACCCACTTCAACCGGGGCAGATCGGCCACGAGGTACGGGGACGCGATCTCGTAGGGGGGCTGGAGACTCACATCATCGAGGTCCGCTGTCGCCGCGCCCGCCTTGTACCACTGCGGGTAGTAGCTCGTCCCTGGCACTGTGAACGTGACGCTGTGCGTGCCCACGGCATACGCGCTGTCACTGAGAATCTCCCCGCCGCCCACGGTGGTCCCGATGCGGAACGTCAGCGGTGAGACGGACACGGTGAAGGTGATCGTCCGTGTTTGCCCCGCACTGCTCGTGGTGAACGCCGCGCCGCTGTTGGGACTGAGCCCCGCGAACGCCGTGCCGCCAAAGAGTCGCGCCTTCCCGGCGTTCCACGTCGCGGTTCCGGTTCCGGCGACGAACGGTGACCAGTTACTCAGATCGGTCGCGAACGTCCCGTTGAGGATCTGCTCCGTCACGATCTGCCCGTGGTTCATGAAGAACCGGATGTACTGGTTTCCGCACGCCAGCACATAGGCCTGTGTGTCGGAGAATTCGAACGGGATCAGGCGGACCCGATGCCCGGCCGTCCGCGTCGTCGCGACGTAGTGCGTCCCGGGCCGGCGCGTGATTGCGCCGTGCGGGAGTGCGACGAAGTTCTCCAGCGTCTTGCACGCATTCCCGTAGCGCTGGATGTCCACCCGACCATCGAGACGTGGGCTGAATTCGCCCGCCGTGACCGCCGCCTGGAACGGACGCGCGCGCGGCATGCCGTCAGCGCACGTCGATCAGCTGCGTGTCGGTGACCACGTCCGGCGTGCCCTCCATGCCGTCCGTGCTCTTCGCCCCGTCGATCTTGAGGACGTACCCCTGGAGCAGCTGGCCCCGGAGGGTCGGCGTGTTCGTGATCGGCATCGCCAACTCGGACGCGAGCCGCTCGACCACGGCATCGAGGAACTGCACGTCCCACTGCAGGGGATCCGCGATCCGCGCGATGTACTCGATGTTCACGCTCTCGGCATTCGTGAGGATCTCCCGTCCCTGGATCTCCCAGCGCTCCGCGTCGCCCAACTCGGGCGCTTCCGTGCTGACGCGGATGATGCGAAGGCAGTACGGGTCCGTCGGCAGCTGGAAGCGATGGGCATACCGCCAGATGGGAGCCCCGGCGAGTTCCGCGAGCGTGGCTTGCCGCACGGCAAAGCGCCACTTGTGGTCCCGCAGGACGGCATCGATGACGCGCGGGTACAGGAGCTTGACGACGCGCGCGTGCGCCGAATCGTCCTCGAACGTGGTGATCTGCTGATCGCCCAGCTTGACCAGGGCCAGGTTCGCCACGTCCACCTGGGACGGCACGCTCGTGGGATGGACGGGCTGCGCGAGGGTGTGCCCCGCGAGATCCGTCTGGAGGATCTGGAACGTGGTCGTGGCGTCCGGCATGACTTCCCAGGCCGGCGACACCGTCGCGACGCGCGTGGTCCCCGCGTAGTCGATGATGACCCGGGCTTGGTTATCTCGCGCGCCGGCCCCGCCGCCGCCGCCCGTCCCGCCGGTCGTCTTGATGACGCAGCCGTTGTAGTAGTCGTCCAGGTTGACCGCCGCGCTGTCGAGGGTGACCGCGCTCGCCGCGCCCGCCGCCGCCGTGGCACTGCGGAGGATCGGCAGGACGCGCGGCTGAAGAGCGAGCAACGTCGCCTTCGGTCCGCTCGCGACCTTCGCCGCCAGGAACACGAGCGCGGCGTCCAGTTCATCCCCGGTCAGCGTCAGATACGCGGAGCCGTTCGCCCCCGTGATGACGGACACCTCTTCGACACAGTCCGCGTACGCACCGCCGTCCTTGCTGATCTCCGTGTCCGGCGTCGTCGGGTCCGTCGGATCGCCGTCCGCATCGAGGTACGGGACCGGCACCGTGAAGCGACAGCCTCGGATCGGATACGGGAGCGCGGCGTGCCCGGGATGATTCGCCACGCGCTACAGCCCGTACGCCGTCTCAAGCGCCGCGTAGGAGAACTGCTTCCAGGAGTAGCCGGCGCCGCCCGTGTTCCCGCCCTTGGCGTTCCCCGGGGCCGTCGTCGTCGTGACGGGCGCGTCGCCGGGATCGGGATCCTTCACGAGGTAGACGGACGCCGTGGCGTCGTCCGTCGCCTCCGGCTTGAGGATGATCACGGCGACGCGACTCGCGGCGCGCATGAGCGCCTCGCGGCGCGCGACGATCTGGCTGTAGGTGATCGCGGCCATCGCCACCTCCCCGCCCCGGCGGGATGCGTGCCCCGCCGGGGCCCTCTCGTGTTGCCCCTTACCCCGCCCGCTGGTAGGCGAGGCAGAGCATCATCTCGCCCGCCGCCGGGCTGTTCGCGGTATCGATCATCACCTCCACGTCGATGCCGTTCTGCGAGTCGAGATCCAGGTAGCCCACCGCCGGGAGCGGGAGCGACTGCGCGAGCGCCGCCGCGCCCAGGTCGAGGTTGTCGGCAAAGGCATTGTCGTCCGCGACGACGGGCGTCCCCGCCTCGTTGACGTGTGCCGCGTAGCCGACATGGAGGTCGGCGTTGGTCGTGCCCTGCGGACAGACGAGCCGCGAGAAGATCGACCAGACGCGGACCTTCCCCGGGGGCAGGCGGAACATCTTGGCCGTCCCGACGCCCGCGCCCGTGAAGGTCAGCGAGCCCGAGGAGTAGTGCATCTTGCCGCCCCACTTGTGGGGCGACTGCTTGATGGGCGGCGTGCTGGTGAACTGCAACCATTCGGCGGAATGCAACGGTGCGAGTGGCATCGTTCAGTTCCTCATCCCCGCGCCGGGCGGGCTCTGCACCACGCCCCGGCACGGGATCGCGGAGTTAGACGGACTCGTCGTACTCCACCGGGACGACGCCCGCGTTGTCCACGCGCGTCGCGCCAGCGGAGAGCAGGAACCGGACCTGGGTCGCGCCGTTCAGGTCGTACCGGGGCTCGATGAAGTGCCGGATCTCGTAGCCGATGGCGAGCGCCATCGCGTCCTTCTGCCACGCGAACCCGGTGCGGATGTTGCCGGCGAGCGGCAGCAGCGTGCTCCAGATGAACTTCATGCCGAGGAAGGTGTCGATCTGCCCGGCCACGAGCGCGCGCACGCTGTTGAAGTCCGCGCTCGTCACCTCCGTGGTCGCCAGGAGGTCTTCCTTCCCGATGGGCGAGCCCACGAAGTAGCGGTCCTCCTCGACCACGTCGAGGACATCCAGCATGCGGACGGCTTGCCGGAGCTTCGCGACGGTCAGCCCGGTGCCGCCGTGCGCGATGCTGTTGGTGAGGGCACTGGTCGAGGTCGTGTCGTCCTGGGCGACGAGCACGAGCGGCGCGTTGAACGCCGGGACGATGATCGTGTCCAGCGTCCGGTTCATCGCGTACGCGGCGTTCTTGACGTACTCGTTGGTCGGATCGATCAGCATCTTGGGCTCGTCCAGCACGTCGGTGACATCGGCCCAGCCGTAGTCCGCGAGCGAGCAGCGGACCCGGGAGTGCTGGCTGTTGACGAGCGGGGTCGGCGCGTGGCGCGTGGTCAACGCCACGGCGGCGGTCGGCGCGATCCGCTCCCAGTGCGTGGACTTGCCGACCACGCCGTCCCGCACGCGCACCGCTTCGCGCAGCTTCGAGGGGCGTTGCTGCGCGAGCGAGACGACGTTGTCTTTGTACTGGTGGACAAATGCCACCGGGATTTCGATGGACATGGCGGACACCCCTGTGGAACAGCGACCGTGAACGGCATCACGGCGGGGTGCCCGCCCAGCGGACCCACCTCACGCCCGTCTCGTGGGCGCTACGACTCCGCGTCCCTTACGGGGACGACTCGCCGGACTCGCGGGGCGCGAGGTGCCCGGTTAGACGGCGGTGCCGGACACCACCTCATACAGCGCTTGCATCTCGGCCAGCGCATCCCGGTCGCCCCGGTGATAGGGATGCGTGCGATCGGCGCGGATCTCCGCGATCTTGCGTCGCGCATCGTCGGGGCCCATCGGCCCGCCGTGCTGCGCCGTCGGAATCGCGCCGTCCTCCTGGTAGTCCTTCCCGAGGCGATGCCAGAACTTCACCATCGCGGGATGATTGTTCAGGCCGGTCTGCTCCAGCAGCTGGAACACCTCCGGCCCCCCGACCCGCTTGATGGCGCGGCCCGCGATGGCGAGGTTGTGACCGAATGCGCCGCCCCATTCCTTCTTCAGTTCCGTCTCCCCGAACGTGCGGAGCGCATCGTGCGCCAAGGCCGGATTCCCGGTCGGGGAGCCGAAATACATGTCCGCCAGTCCCGCGACCTGATCCTGCGTGAGGCCGAGTCGGTGGAACGTGGACTTCCACTCGCCCAGCCCCTTCTCGTCCGGCGTCAGCCCCTCCGGCATGGACAGGGTGTACTTCTCCGGCGACTCCGGCACGCCGCGCCAGGTGTTGACCTTCTGTTCGAACGCCGCCTTCTCCTGCGGCGTGGCGTTCTCACCGGGGAAGGCGACGCTCCGGCCCTGGTACTTCTGCAACTCGACGTGGCCGCGCGCGAGTGCCGCCACGTCCGTGTAGCGGGTGAGACTCTTATCGTCTTTCAGATCCGGCGGCAGGCCATCCCGCCAGGACGCGGGGGCGGCGGGCTTCCCCTCCGACGGCGGGGCCGTCGTCGTCCCGTTCGCCGTTGTCGCGGGGTCAGGTGTCGTTGTGGTCAGTAACGTCTCCGGCATCACGCCACCTCGTCCAGTTCCTCGATCATCATCGGAGTCTCCGCCATCTTCAGCGCATCGAGGATCTGCTCAAACGGATCCCGCTGCCCGTCCCGAAACGCCGTCGCGTAGGGATCGCCCTCGACGAAGGACCGCCGACGGCAGAAGCGCTCCACCATCATCGCCAGCCAACGCGCCCCGTCCGGCGACGTGAAGAGGCGATGGATGAGCGCGAGTTCTCCGGCCTGCTCGCGATTGACGACGAGCGGCTCGCTCACGCCGCCTCCGGCATCGCCTGCCCGTTCCGCGCCTGCGCCATCTCCTGGCCCGTCTTCGCCGCACCGCTCACGGCGGCGAGCGCGGGCGCGGCTTTGCCGGCGCTCGTCGCCAGCCGCTCCATGGTGTCCATCTTCTGCGTCTGCTCCAGCTGCGCCTGCCGCTGGGCCCGCATCTCCGCGATCTCGATCTCCGAGCGGAACGCGCGCGCGGGCACACCGCTCGCCTCGCCCACCATCCGCACCACCTCGTCCAGCTTGTAGACATCCATCGCGGACGGATCCACCTGGGCGATGGGCAGCGTGACCGCGAAGGTCCGCTCCCAGGCCAGGACATCGCTGCCCTTCTGGGCGCGCGCGAGCGGGCCCTCCGACACCACGTCGAGGTGATCCTCGCCCAGCTGCGCGGCCTCCAGCACTTCACTGGGCGGGGGCGGGAGCGCGCCGGCCTGGAACATGAGGGCGAAGGTCCGCATGACGGTCGGATTGGTGTGCTCGTACTCCAGCCGCCCGAGGGTCGGGCCCAGCACTCGATTCATCAACTCGTAGCGCCGCTCGGTCTCCGTCGCGGTCATCGGCTGGTTGCTGGGCAATTGCAGTTGACCGTTGTAGAACATGTCGCGAATCGCGTTCTTCAGCTGCTCCGACTTGATCTGCCCGACCTGGAACTTCGCGCCAGACTCCAGCGGGATCAGGGCCGTGCGCGGATCATCCCGCACCGTCGTGATCGCGCCCGGCGTCGTGCGGACCGCGCCGATCACGCCGTGATGCCGGGCGAGCAGGGGCGGCTCAATCGCTTTCGCGATGGCCCGCAGTTCCAACTCCGTCATCCGGTTGAGGGTCCGAATGTCGGGGAGCGCCGTGTGGCCGGGCCCGCGCCCGTACGTCTCGCCGCTCGCCTTCGTCCACCGGGGCACGGCGAACGGGGCCATGTCGTAACCGCCCTCTTCCAGCAGGCGCTTGTCCTTCTCCGAGACGTAACAACTCTTCCAGGGCTTATCGAGCTTCTTGCCCCCGTACGCCCCGCCCCGACGCGGCGCGATCCAGTGGAGGAGTTCGACCGGGGTCTGGGGCTTCTCCTTCGCCATCGTCCCGAGCCGCTCCCCGCACGCCGTCGCGCCGAACCGCTCCAGCACCACGATGGCCGGAAGCGAGAACGTGTAGCCGAGCGTATCGACACGCCCCTCCGCGTCCTCCGCGATGACGTACGTCCCGATGGGGATAGCCTTGAAGAGCATCCCCCGGAAGCCGGGGCCCGGCGCGCCCTCGTCATCGCGCTCGACCATGAACACCGCCGCCGTGCCGAATGCCCCCAGGTCGAGGTAGGCCTCGAACGTCTCCGCGTTCCAGTTCGATTGCTGGAGGGCACTGTACACACGCGCCCCGCAGAGATCGAGCCACTCCTGCACCGCTTGCACCCGATTCAGATCGTCGTTCCGCATGCGGAGCTTGAACCACCGCATCGCGGGAGAGGTGAGGGAGCCCTGGAGCGACGCGCCCAGGAGTCCGTTCGCGTGGATCGCCGTCGAGTCGAAGAGCCGCGTCGTCAGCTTCTCGCCCGGCGTCGCCGGCTTCCCGATGGCCCCGAGCTTGCGCGGCTGGATGTACGTCGCGCAGTCCCGCCAATCCGTCTCCCACGGGGCCCGCTGACTGACGAGTTCCCGGTAGGGTTTCAGGATCTGCTGAACGACATCCTCGACCGGCACCTTAGCGCCCCAGCAGACTCGGCCGCGAGAGCGGCGGCGGCGTCTCGTCCCCCGCGCCGCCCGTCAGCAGCGTCGAACGAAAGCCCTTCCGCTTCGCCTCGATGTCGCGCAGGGCCCGCACCTCTTCCGCGCGCCGCCGCTTCCCCTCCGTCGCGTCCGGATCGAACGTCGGGAACTCCGGCATCGAAAAGCTGACGGCGGGCATCTCGGGGATCTCCGGCGGTTCCTGGTAGGGAGGGATCGGGATCTCCTGCCCGCCAAAGCAGCCCATCACGCCACCTCCAAGCGATGCCACGTCGTGCGCGGATCCTCCGCGTACGGCACGAACCCCGCGAGCCGCGCGAAGCGCTCCACGCGCCGCCGGTAGTCCGGCGGATCGGCCTGGTCGATGCCGATCACCACCGTGCGGATCGCGTGCTCGCGCATGAGCGCCAGCCACTGACTCCAGAGCGCGAGGCCGACGCGATACTTCCCGTGCCACTGCTGCAGGCCCCGGAAGAACGAGCAGAGCGCGAGCCCCCCGGCGAGCTTCCGCCCCGCCAGGAACGCGACCGGCTCGCCGTCGGTCCACGCGACCACCACGAGCCGCGCGTCGTCCGGCACGTCGCGCAGGCCCGTGTCGCCTTCGCCCAGCGGATCGTGATCGGCCAGGATCGCGTAGACCGCCCCGGCGTTCGTGTCCGTCCATCCCGAGGTGAACGTCAACCCCGCCGCCATCGCGGGGCGCGGCGGCGGCTCCGGCAGCACGCGCAGCGTGTCGGTCATGTGAGCAGGCTCCCGCTGGGCGCGCGGCGCGCGATCAGGCCGCGCGTGCGATCCGCCGACGCGCCCGTCGGCCCCTTGTCTTCCGCCGCCCGCGCCTGCTGTTCCAGCTGGCGCGTCGGGGGCACCGCCACCACCGGGATCGTCACCGTCTGCGGCGGCGGCACGAAGGCTTTCCCGCCGAAATGCGTGTCGATCCGCTTCTGCCACTGTGAGTAGGTTTCACCGCGCCGGTTCGCCTCCGCGATCTGCTGCGACACCTCGCCGCTCGTCGCCGCCCGGCCCAAGTACTTCCGGTAGTTCGCCTGGACGATCTGCTCCGCCTGGGCGAGCGTCAGGCCGGCCTCGCGCGGCCGCTTCGGCCCGAACAGATCCTGCGCGACGTTCCGCACGCAGCCCATCAGCGATCCCCGCGCGGCGTCAACAGGGACTCGCCCGGCATCGCCCCCTGGACGCGCGCGTAGCGCGGCGCGACGCGGCGGCGCTGCGTGACGGCGACCCCTTCGCTCGTCCCGCGTCCGCCCGGGGCCCCGATCCCGTCACTCCGCCCGGCCGTCCCCTGGTCGCCGCGCGCGTCCGGCACTCCGGCGGGGCCCGCCGCCGCGTCCTTGTCGGCCTGGAGCTTCTTCGGATCCTTCGCCGGATCGTACGGGCCCCACTGCTTCGCGCCCCAGTCCCAGATCACCGTCTTGCCCTTCGGGGTGGTGAACGGGTACGGGGTCTGATAGCTGGGCCCGCCCATCTCAGTCCCCCTTCAGCATCGAGCCGCGTTTCACGCCGCGCCGCTTCTTCGCCTTGTTCACCGTCGCGTAGAAGACCTGCTTTCCCTTGTCCCCGCCGTACTGCGCCTGCATGGCCTTCATCACCGCCGCCCCCTTGCCCCCGAAATACTTACTGAGTGGCATCGGGCGGCTCCGTCGGGGGACACGTGGGCTCGCCGCGCCCCGGCTCCCCCGGCCGGAACTCCTGGTGGCTCACGTGCTGCGTCACGCCCGATGGCGGCGACGCGATCAGTTCCGGCCGCTGCAACGCCGGCTCCGGCTCCGCATTCGGGTAGTTGGGATCCGGCATCCCGCTTCAGCCCCGGTACGGATCCCACGGGCCGACCGGCTGCGGGGCCCACGGATCCCCGTCCGCTGCCGGCATCCGAATCCCCGCCTGCAGGATCCGCGCGTCCGCCGCGTTCCCGTACGGATCGAACTGCGTGATCGCCTGCAGCTGGTAGCGCTCCGGCTCCGGGTCTTGGAGCCCCACCGCCAGGTGCCCGAACGCATCCGCCCCGTGCGAACTCCAGTCGTGCGCGGGCTTCAGCCCAAAGCTCCGCGTCTCCTCATCCCACTCCTTGTGGTACTGCCCCAACGCCGCCAGCCCGCCGAGACACGTCACTTCATCGAAGTAACAGCGCGGGAACAGCACGCGCGCCGCCGTGATCCGCTCCAGCGGGTTCATCTTCGGGATCACCCGGAAATGCAGCGGCGGGTTCAAGTCCCGCGCAATCTCGTACGGGTTCTTCCCGCTCCCGAACTCCGTCTTCCGCACGTCGTGCGGCGCGGTGTGCGCCAGCCCCGGCCGGTACCCGTACCGCTTCCCCTGCACGAGCGCGTTCAGCTGGATCAGGTTCGACCCGCTCCCTTCGAAGTAGTCGATCAGCACCACCCGCCGCCCCACCTGCTGGTACCACCAGATCGCCGTCTCGTCCCGATACCCCAGATCCCACGCCGTCTCCACCGGGTACCGCGAGTCGTACGGGAACCGCCCGATCCGCCCCTCCGCCCGCGCCCGCCCCAACTCCGCCTGGTAGTACGCGCCCGGCGTGTGCCCCTGAAACGCGCAGTAGTACTCCTGCTGGATCCGGTCCTCGTCCATCCCGGCCGCGCGTTCCTCCGCCAGATCCGCCGCCGTGAACACCCCGTCCGTGTCGTCCACCGTCAGCCGCTGACAGAACCACGCCGGGTTCTGACTCGCCATCCGGTACAACGTCGCCCCGATATTGTCCGCGCCCCCAATCGGCGTGTACGCGAACACCGCCCACCCCTTGTTCTGCCGGATGATCGGGGCCACCACCTCCCACGCCTGCGGGTGCTGCTTCCCGTACTCCGAGAACACCACCCCCACCGGATTCGGCCCCCGCATGTCGTCGTACCGATCCGACCCAATGATCTGAAAACTCGCCCCGTTCACGAACGTGATCCGCATGTCCGTCTCGTTCCGACTCGCCACCAACTCCGGCGGAATGAACCGCAAGAACGGCTCCCCGTCCGTGATCCCCTCCCACACCACCCGCCGCCCCTGCTGGAACGTCGGAAACACGTAGTAATACGTCCCCACCCGCTGCAGCGCCGCACACACCAACCAGTTGAACGCCGTCGTGTCCTTCCCCGCCCGCCGATGCCACACCAACGCCGCGTACCGACACCCCCCCGTCATCGCGTCCCAGAACGCCTGCTGATACCGACGCGGCGCGTACCCGTGCGGCAACTCCGGCGTCGTCAGCGCCGGCCGGACCGGCGTCCGCGCACTCCGCCCCATCTACCCGCCGTCCCCCGGATCCGTCGGCCCGTGACCCGCACCGTCCGCCGGCCCGCACGGCCCGGGCGCCCCCGCCTCACCCCCCGCCCTCACCCCGCCGCCCACGTCCCCGCCTCCGCCACCACCTTCACGTTGACCCCACTCCCCGCACACCGCCAGAACGGCTCCCGCACATGCTGCGGCGTCGGCCGCTGCAACGGCCCCGTCCCCGCCAACCCCACCGGCGGATTCGCCGGATCGATCTGCACCACCTGCGGCGGCACCACCCCAACGATGAACCCCTGCCCACACACCTCACACACCACCCGCGCCCGATTAATCGTCACCGGACTCGCCGCCGTCCCCTCCGGCATCCCACTCCACGCCACTTCGCTCATCCCCGTCCCTCCCGCCGCCGCGGCGCGTCCCGCCGTCCCCCCCCGCAGATTCGCCAGATTCGTCCCCATCCCCGCCGGGCTCGTCTGCGTCGCCGGACCCGCCGAGGGGGGGACGCCCACCGAGGGGGTCTCCACGCGGTTTTCCGCTGGCTTTTTTCCGGGGGTGCCGGGGGGGGCGGGCTTCGCGCGCGTGTTAGGTGCGCTTAATCTTTCCCGGTCTTCGCTCATCGGTCGTGCTCCAGGTCGCGGGGCCGTGGATGATGACGGTCGAGACCGGGTCGGACGGCGCGCAGAACGGCGCGCCACGGGGCCTAGCCGCCCCCAGGCCGCACGTGGAGCGGGCAGGCCAGGGAGAGAGGCCGACGGCACATGGCCGAGGCGTCCTGTGCCCCCACAGGCGACCACCCATCGGCTGCCATAACCGATTGGTCATGCAGCGGATCACCGCTCTGATGGCGGGGTTTCGCCATCGGTCACTTGCTTCGTCCACAATCCGTGAGCAATCGGCCCGCTTCCACGGGGTTGCACCTGGGCGTACGGCGCGATGTGGACGATCACGCGGGGCGCGACGGTCGGCATGCTCGATGCCGACGGCACCCGCTCTGCGCGGATGGCCTGCGCGCACAACCGCATCTCGCGCGCATCGGAGCCCGGAAGCTCGCCCCGCATGCCGCGCGTGAGCACCACACCGGCCTCGTTCACGATCTGATCCGTGAAGGCGAGCGCGCGCGCCACCAGTGCATCGCCAGTCGGGTCATGTGAGCGTGGCCGCGATTGTTTTCGATCTGCCGGCAAGCCTGACGACGAAGGCTTTTGGTGGGAAGTCATGCGGCGGGGCGGGCGGCGAGATCGGTGTAGGCCTGATGGCGCGTCTTGCCGACGCGGAGCAGCAGGCGACGGGCGAGGAGGACATCGCGATGGCTGAGCATGCGGTAGCGGCGATGGCGCTTGTCGTGGCGGTAGAGCGGGCGGTCGAAGAGGGCGCGTTTGCGAGAGAGCAGGCTCCAGAGGGCCCGATCATTCCGGCACGGGATGAGGATCACGGCTTGCGGGATGGAGTACATGGGTTCGATAGGGCGACACATCGCGAGGTGGTGATCGAGCACCTCGCGGAGCCGCTGGACATCGGCCGCGAGGCTCGTCAGGCTCGATTCGGGCTCGTGTCCGCCCATCCCACACCCCCGCCCTGCCGCCCTTGCGATGCTGCCATGCTCACGATGGGGCGAGGGTACGAGGGAGGCGGGGCGCGTGTCAAAAGCACTGCTGGTAGGTCAGTGCTAGGCGCGTCGTGCTGGTGCGCACTGCTGGAGGGATGTGGGAAATCGGGGACCGGAACGTCATACCCCGAGCCCCGGGAGGTGGCGGGCGAGCAGCTGCTCCGCGACGGCGACGCGCATCAGGGTCACGTAGCGGTGGGAGTGGGCCACGCGGCGGCGGATCCGGGGCACCTTGATGCCGAGCTTCTCGTCCTGATAGATCCAGCGCTGGATGGTGCGCGGGGACAACTGCCAGGCCTGCGCCATCTCGCGGTAGGTGACCAGCTGCGTCACGGGACGTAACCCCGGGCGCGCCGGAGATCCTCCCGGCGGGCCATGATGGCCGCGAGCGGCTCCGGTCCGGCCGAGTCCGGTCCGGCCGAGGTGGCTGAAAGCCCCTCCGTGTCACGCTGTGACACCGGGACGGGAAGGGACGGGTTTGGGACGGGACGGGACGGGACGGGAGAAGGCCCTGTGACAACGTCGTGAGTCACGCGGCTGTCACGGTGTGACTCACGGCGTGAGTCACGCTGTGCGTCACGCACCTCATCGAGGGTGGCCTGGATGCGCTCCCGACGGCGGTGTTGTCGGACGTTGTTGGCCCGCTTCCCGGCGGCGCGCTCGACGGCGGAGAGGTTGTGGTCGAGGTAGTCGTGGATCCGCCAGTCGACCCCGTCGGCGTCCCAGAGCTTCAGCGTCACCATCTGCGCGAGCAGGCGCTTCGACGGGCGCGGACAGCCCGGCATGAGGAGCGCGAGCGCCGGGCGCGAGATCCGCCCATCGGTGTCGTGCCGCTGCGCGTAACAGAGCGACGCGACGTAGAGCCCGAACACCGCGAGGGCATCGGTCCCGGCCGCGATGAGCTTGTCGTGGTGCGGCAGCAAGTCATCGAGCTTGACCCAACTCACGAGGCCTCCTCTCGAGCCAAGCACGTTGGATCTTGACACCCAAGCTGCTTGGCTGTAGCGTGAGTCCACCATGCAGTCCAACACGAGAGAGGAGAACGCGATGAACAGCGCACCCTACATCCTCAAGTTGACTGGCGGGCCGACTCGCCGGACCCAGTGGTCGTGGTTCCTCCAGAATCCACAATCTGGCGGCTTCGGCCAGAACGCAGGCGCAGGAGTATCCCGCGCGCGCGCCATCTGGCAGGGGATCCGCGTCCTGCCGGTGGGCACGCGGTACGTCCTTGTCGTGAACGGGAAGGAGATCGGGGAGTTCATCCGGCGCGAGGTCGAGTACGCGCCTCGTGCCACCGGCATGAAGAGAGCGAGGGCCTGACCGATGATCACCCGCGTAGACAACCACCTCGTGACGGCGTCGTACAAGGACTGCCCGCAGTACGTCCGGTTCGTGGCACGGCCCGCGATCACCAGGGACGGTATCGATGGCTTGGTGATCACGCTCGTGGACAACACCCGGAAGGTGGGGCAGGAGCGGTCGCTGTCGCTCACCGGCACGGACATCGCGGCGCTTCGTGACCTCCTCAACGACTACTTCCCGAAAGGAGCCTAGGCCATGGCGCGACGAGGGGCAGTCATCTACACCGTCTGGATCCGGCACCTCGACGGCTCGCGTCAGGTGTCGCGGTTCTTTCACACCAAGCTCGCGGCGACTCGGTGGGCCCGGTTCGTGGGCGGCACGTTGCCGGTCGCGTACCGGGGCGTCGAGATCACGAAGGAGACAACCCATGCCTGACATCACGGTCGAGAACCACGGCAGCATCTGGATGCTGCGACCCACGAGCCGCGCCGGGAAGCGGTGGATCCGCGAGAACCTCGCGCCGGTCGCGGAGTCCTGGCAGTGGCTGAACGAGGCACTGGTGGTCGAGCCTCGCTTCGTGCCCGACATCGTCTGCGGCGCGCAGGCGGACGGGCTAGAGGTGCGGTGATGGCGAAGACCGTGGTGGTCCGCCTCACTGTGTCGGAAGCCGTGAACCTCTCCCATGCGGTGGGCGACAGCCTCCACAGCGAAGAGGATGCGCTGGCCATCTTCGCGGATGACCGGCGCGCCGTAAGCGCAGCGTATCGGGGCCAGCGGAAGCTGAACGATGCGATCCGCGCCGTGAGCGGCTTCACGCGGAAGCAGGCCTAAATGGCCCACGAGTGCCGGCGCTTCGCGATCACGGAGGCCGGGGGCTTCGCGTGGCGGCAGTGCGTGGAGTGTGGCCGGAAGGAACGCGGGAAGCTCGTGAACACGCACGTGGCGGGCGGGCCGGAGAGCGAAGCGCTCCAGCCCCAGCCCCGCCGGGAGGACTGAGGCATGGAACGGCTGCAGCTGCAGCAGCAGGTCGTCCAGCGACTCGTCAGCTGGTCGTGGACGCGGGACGCCGCGTTGCTCCGGTCGCTGGACCTGTTCGATCTCGTGCAGGCCGCGCGCGAGGTCTGCCGGAACGACGCGCCCCTGATCGTGGATCCGGCGGTCCGCTGCGCCGCGCATCCGCACCTCACGCTCCGCTGTCAGGGGTGTGCCGGCGCAGCGGGCGGGAAGAAGAAGTCTCGGGCGAAGACGCGCGCGGCGCGGGAGAACGCCGTGCGCGCCGGCCGGGCGAACCGACGACGGGCCCGCGCCCGGGTCCGAGTGCTGTCCACCCCCACCACCAAGGAGGAGAACCGATGACCGAGCGACTGACCCCGTCCCCGGATCTGCCGGATGCGTACGACCGGCAGCTGGCCGCGCTCCACGATCTGCCGGACGTGACCCGCACGAAGGCCACCACCGTGCGCGTCGTGCCCCCGCTGGGAGTCGGCGGCACCCAGGTCTTCATCGTCCAGACGTACCGGCAGGCCGAGCGTGGGGACACGATCTTCCTGGAGGTCGTGGGCAACACCGGAGCCGTCCGCCTCGCGATCCCGGCGAAGGTGGCGAACACCATCGCGCGGCAACGGGATGCTCTGACCGCGAAGACCCGCAGCAAGGCCGCGACCGCCGTCGCGAAGGAGCGCAAGGCCCAGGGCATCCAGCCCGCGTTCCTGAAGAGGGTCCAGTGAAGATGCTGACGTTCCTGAGTCTCGTCGCGCTTCTCGCGGGCTGCGCGACCGCCCCCGCGCCCCTCGCCTGCTCTGCCGCACTGACCGGCGACCAGTACGATCACGCCTGGTGGATCCGTGAGTGTCGCGGGCGGATGGGCGGCGGCGGGGGGTTCATCTCCCACGGCGAGGTCTGGCCGCTGCGGCTCCGCGCCATGCCGGGCGGTGGCATCGAGCCCTACTGATCTCGAACAGCCTCGGCACCGACGCCGCGCCGCCAGTACGGGACGCGGCGTCGTCACGTCCGCCGCCGGAGCCGCCCGCGAATCGCGAGAGGCGTGCAGCCACATTCCGTGACGCGCCACCGATCCGGTGGCATCGCCACCATCCGGCCCGCCGACCGGACATCAAGCTGCCCCACCAAGCCGTTCGCCGTGGCGAACTGGAACCAGTGACTCGCGGTTTTATGCCGCGTAGTCGCGTTGGCCCGGCGGGCCCCCTTCATGCGGAGGCTGCGCCAGACCCGCTTGGGCCGGACCTCGATGGTGAACACGTCACCGGCCTCCGGTGGGATCAAGTGGGGGCCGGATCCGGCGGGCCGGGCGGGGCCCGGCGGCGCGCGTCCCGTGCCGCGTCAGCTGCGGACAGACATCCAGGGTGGTCGCGGTCCGGTCCGCCGCCCACTGCTCGCCACAGACGAGGCAGCGGAGGTGTCGGTGCTCTGCGTCGCGGGCGATCACGGCGACGGTCGCTGGGCTGGACATCGAGACACCTCCGGGGGTGGGGCTGAGATGGCACGCCTGGGCCACGCGGCGGGCGGGAGACGGCACGGCGGGCCCCGGGCCATGCCAGGAGTCAGGGGCGGCAGGCGGCGGGCGTCCTGGGGCGATTTGCATAACCGATTGATGACGGATTGCGGACGGGGGCATGACCAATCGGTTATGCAAATGGTCATGCCCGTCCGCAATCCGTCATCAAAAGTGTGGCCCACGGGACGGACGGCATGGACGGCAGCGTCCACGCACCCCACATTTTGCTGGGCTTTTTCCCCAGCGTTTCCACCCAGACGTGGGAGAATCCGATATCATGGCCGACAGGAAAACGCGAAATCGCCAGTGTTCATGCGTGTTCCAGATGGGACTTGACTCTCCGTCCGCAATCGGTCCACAATCTGACAGGACGGAATGAGCCGTCCACAAAGAACACCGAGCCCAGGAGGCACGGACCGATGTCCACGCAGCCCGCCGCGCATCGCGCCCATGACCGGGCACCCAAGTTCATCATCGACAAGCGCACCGGGTACCTCATCCTCGTCTACTACCCCGACCCCCAGAGCCCCAAGCGGAAGTACCTCTCCACCATGACTGCCGACAAGATCGAGGCCCAGCAGTTCGTGGAGCACCACCGGGACCGCATCGGAGCCCAACGGCGGGGCCACGAGACCATCGCGTCGAAGGATCAGGAGTCGTTCACCATCGGGCAGGCGCTCGACATGGTCGTCGCGGACTATCTCAAGAATGAGTACGCGAACGCGGACGGGGTCAAGGGCACGTCCGCCCTCATCAAGCTGGAACTGGGCAGCGTGCGCTGTCTGGCGCTCGACTTCGACCGGATCGAGAGCGCCCGCGACGCCTGGGCCAAGAAGGGCAAGAAGAAGGGCACGGTCAACCGCTACATCGCTCTCGTGCGGCGCGGGTTCAAGCTCGCCGCCGAGCGCAAGCGGATCCCGCATGACCTCACCTTCAAACTCCCCCGCTACGATGAGAAGCCGTTCATCCGCAAGGGGTATGTCACTCGACGGGAACTCGACCTCGTGATCGCCCACGAGCCGTGGGCGGCGAGCCGTGACCTCTACGAGTGGTCGTTCTGGACCGGGATGCGCTTTGGCGAGTCCACGGCTCTGAAGTGGGAGGACTACGACGAGGAGACGTTCACCATCCGTCTCCACGGGACGGACGCGAAGTCTGGCGAGGGGCGCGCCCTGCCGTTGCCCCCTGGTCCGCTCCGCGATCTCATCGAGCGTCGCCTCGCGGGCCAGCGGGGTCCGTACATCTTCCAACATGCGGGGGCCCAGATCATCGACAAGGACCGCTGGGCCTGGGCCTGGAAGCGAGCCGGACTGCCGTTGCGCCCGGTCAATCCGAACCTGACGAAGAAGAAGAAGGGGGGCTCGCGGCCCCTGCCGGTCAAGCTCTTCCACGATCTGCGTCGGACGGGCGTGCGGAACCTCGTGCGCGCCCTCGTCGCCGTGAAGCACCCCACCCCGGAGCGCACCGCGATGCTGATCTCTGGGCACAAGACGCGCGCCATCTTTGAACGCTACAACATCATGGACGAGTTCGAAGCGGCTCCGGCGCTCGTGGCCCTCACGCAGTATCACGCGACGCAGACTCCGCCGCCCGCGCCCCCGGCGGCAGGCGTCCCGGCGCGCGTCGTCGCCATCACGCGCCAGCCGCGCGGCTCATCCACGCGAGCAGGCCGCGCCGCTCAAACCGCACCGCGCGTCCGATCCGCTTCGTGAACGGGTACTCGTCGCGGTGCTCGTACAGGTAGCTGACCGAGATCCCCAGTAGTCGCGCCGCCTCACGGGCCGGGATCAGACGTGGTTCCCCTGATCCCGGCCCGTCGTCGTTCGCCTCCCCGCTCGTCTTCGCCAACTCCTCCGCGAGCGCGATATGCGCCCGTGCGACGGCGTGATGAAAGCGTGCGTACGCTGCCTCAGACATTCCGTGCCTCCCACGCCTCGCCGCGTTCAGCCAAGCCAGGGCAGGCCCAGCCGCGACCGCCGCGCCGAACGTTACCAAGCCAGGGCTCGCGTCGCCAACCCTAGACCGCCGGACCAGTCCGCACTCACCGCATCCGGCCTCGCCCGACCGTGCCTGTCCTCACCGCACCTCGCCCGGTCAGACCAGGACCGCCGGACCACACCCAACCTGTCCACGCAGTCCAGCACGCCTGGACCGCCGCGCCTCACTTGCCATACCCTGACGTCCCGACGTTGCCATTCCGTCACTGCCGCGAACACCAAGCCGTGCCACGACCGCCACGGCTGACCCGACCACGGCTGACCTAGTCGCGCCTCGCG